CGGCCTTCTCGCCATGGCGAGAAGGGTGTCGATTGGCACATGGTGTGCCAATGGGGACCCATCGGTCTAATGACGGAGGATCACCATGGGAAACATACGATGGTTCAACCAGCCTGACAATCTCACGCAACCAACTTCCATCTGGAATTGGTGTAGTGGGAGCGTCGATGACAGCTCTCCTGAGGAGTTGACTGTCATAGGGATGAAGCGCGGGCGTAAGTCCGGGCGTCCCACCCCTAACTTTCACCGAAGGGTGAAGTCTGGGGAACTGCTGCCAGAACAATCGTATGCGCGGTGGGATTACAGTATGCAGCGAACGTCGGAGTATTCCACGTCCAAAGCATGCCAAACCACCGGTTATGCAACAGGGTCCCGCATCAATCATGATGCGGATCTCCCAACGTTGCGTTTGTGGGGTGTAGACTACTACTCTGTTCCGAACGACATTGAAAGTCAATTAGAACAGAATGTAGATGAAGGCGCCATGATCATCTGCGCACTTGCGCAGATTACTCCGGATCTTGACCTCTTAACCACAGCTGTGGAATCGAGGCAAACTCTCCGGATGATCTTAGGCGCCCGACGGCGTGCACGAGACTATATTCGCCGCGCGATGCGTGGCGGGTTTTCCACGGCCAAAGCAGCCTCCCAAGCATGGCTTGAATGGAGGTATGGATGGCGCACTCTAGGTTACGACCTAGAAAACATCGTGGATCTCGTGAATAACCCGGTCCAATCCCTTATCGTCTCGGGGTCTTGCTCCGAGACTGGGAATGCTTCGTCGACTTATGTTGACGAGTGGACAACAGGAATAGCCTCTTGGGTCGATACGGGCACTATTAGTGCCTCACGATCCATTCGGGCTCGGGTTATTGGCCGATGGAACGGCCGATCTCTAAGAGTGGTGACCAGTATTCCCATAACGCTATGGGAGGTCGTTCCTTTCAGCTTTGTAGCTGACTGGTTCGTAAACGTTGGCGACGTGCTCTCCGCCTGGGAGGCGAAGATGCATCTGTCAACTATCCACTCTTCTGTCTCACGCCGGACAACCCTCGAATCGACCCTTTCCCGTATTTCTACGGGGACTTCGGGCTGGCTCGGGGGCGGTGTGGGTACCGGGAGCGAACAAATCCTTGTCCGCGAACGGGCTCCACGCTACATCCCATCTCTGGTTCCGTCCTTCAACGTGAACTTAACCAATGGCCGAGTGGCAGATGCCGCAGCCATCTTGGGTTCACGACTCCTTTAACCCTCACAGTGAGGTATATATAGTGGCATCCTTTACCACTTCAATCGATGAATTCTCCGACAAGGAGAACCATCGGACCTATGCCATCGATGGGCATTCGGTCTCGGCCCCGCGCCTGGTTATCCAGAAGCGCAAGGTGCCCGCCACCTCGGGTGCGGTTGCAGAATCGCATCTCATGGTGGTCTACGGGACCTCGGATGCAGCGGATCTTCCGCTTGCGTCTAAGGTCGTCTTCGATGCAGGTGTCCGCTACCCAGCGGACGGTAAGGCGGCGGACGTCACGGCGGCCCTAGCGGTCTTCCGTGACTTCGTTGCGTCTGA